CGGAAGAAGGCCCGAATCAGTGGAAGGTGGACGAGACCAGCAACCCTGACGGCATCTGCCTGAAGCTGCGGCTGGCTGTCGGCAACCACAAGTTCGTCTTCCACGACTTGCCGAAGCATCTGCCGTGGATGGCGAAGCAGTTGGCCGACGCTCTCGGCATCGTGCCGGATGGCAACACGCTGCGGGTCGTGCCGTCCGAGATCGAAGGCAGGGAAGTCACGGTCGAGGTGGTGCACTACACCGCCAAGAGCGGCAACGTCTCTGCGGTTGTCAAACGGTATGTGCCGCTCGCCAGCCAGCCTGCGGCACCCAAGCGTCAGACGCTCCCGCAGAAGGCGCACGCTGCCTTTAAGGCTGCGGCTGGTGCCGACGACATCCCGTTCGCCTGGCTCGTGGCGTTGGTCGCCAGCGTGATCGGAGGTGGTGCATGACGAAGCTCTACAAGTCGAGCGTCGGCGACCATCACTTCACGAAGGAAGGTCTCAGCTACTTCATCCAGCACGGCGAGCCGCACACGGTCGGCGGCGACCCGATGGTGCGGCTGACCGGCGGCGTCTTTGTGCCTGCCAAGGGCTGGCACTCTGAGTTCGGCGACGCCGTGCTCGAAGCGGCGCAGCGGATCGAGGCGCTCGGGCACCGGCTGCTCGCCCAGGCGGACAGCCTGCGTGCACAGGCGGCGCAGAAAGAGACGGTGCAGGCATGACGCTCGCAGACCCGGGGCACGTCTGGTTGGCGCGGAGATGGCTTACGCACAACGCTGAGCGGATTGCCGCAGCTGTTGAGCCACCGGGAAAGGGGCACGAGCACCTTACGGGTCAGGACTTCGTTGGCTGGCTGGAAAAACTCCTGGAGTCGCACCAGCGAGTTTGCCAGCAGGAGTACGACCGCTCTGGACGCATCGGGCCGGTGTGGACCGGCGACTAGACCAAGGACACACAGACCGGCACGCCATTGCCGTAGGTGCTTTTTCATGCCCAGCACCAGTGGCCGCCCAGCGGATGGGTGGCGAGTAACTGCCGCAGCTGCGGCTTGACTCCACAAGTGACGCAGCCGGATGCCGCACGACACGCGGCTAATACACACCACGAAAGGATTCACAGTGCAGATTTATCTTGACGACACGATCGACTCATACCGCAAGTTCCTCCGCATCAAGTCGCTTCCGCGATACGAGATTCACGGACGGATGGCGTGGTTTCCTGACGAGTACGCAGGCGACATCGGCGTGAAGGCGAAGAAGGCAAAGGCTTCTGCCTACGAGCCTCGGCCTGGCTTGTTTGACTATCAGCGTGACATTGTCCGCACGGCAGTCGAGAAGAAGCGATACGCCATCTTTGCTGACTGCGGGCTTGGCAAGACGCTGATGCTGTTGGAGTTCGCTCGCCACGTCCGCGAAGCGTGCCCGAAAAAGCCGGTGCTCATTGTCTCGCCGCTGATGGTGGTGGCACAGACGATTTCCGAGGCTCAGAAGTTCTACGGCGACACGCTGCCCATCGAGCAGGTAGCCGCCAAGGATCTCGCCAAGTGGATGAAGAAGCCCGGCGGGCGTCTCGGCATCACCAACTACGACGCACTGCGTGACGACACGCCAGACGGCAACCTCGGCGGGCTTATTCTTGACGAGTCGTCGATGCTCAAAAGCCACTACGGCAAGTGGGGCCAAGTGTGCCTACGCATCGGGGCTGGCGTGGAGTGGAAGCTGGCGCTGACTGGCACGCCGGCACCGAATGACCGCATCGAGTACGCGAATCACGCTGTATTTCTCGATGCTTTTCCCAACGTCAATTCGTTCCTGGCGAAGTTCTTTATCAATCGCGGGCAGACGATGGAGCGATGGGAACTGAAACCACACGCACTGAGGCCGTTTTACAAGGCACTGTCACACTGGTGCATCTTTCTGACTGACCCGAGCACCTACGGCTGGGCTGACAACGTCCACAACATCCCGCCGATCCACGTCCACATTGACGACGTGCGGCTTTCTGCAGAGCAGGACAAAGCAGTGCAAGCCATCACCGGCCAGTTGTTCGTCACGCAACTCGGCGGCATCACCACCAGGGCGAAGCTGTCGCGGATGGCGAAGTGCGAAAGCAGCATCAAGCCACAGTACATCGTTGACATGGTGCGAGAGTGGCCGACTGAAAGCACCATCATCTGGTGCCGTTACAACGACGAGCAGGACATGCTCGCCGCCATTATGCCGGATGCTGCGAGCATCGACGGCAAGACGCCACAGGACGAACGCCAGCGGCTCGTTGACGAGTTCAAGGCTGGACGAATCAAGGTGCTCATCACGAAGCCCAAGATCCTCGGCTTCGGACTCAATCTGCAAATCTGCACGCGGCAAGTGTTCAGCGGCTTGCAGGACTCCTACGAGGAGTATTACCAGGCCGTGAAGCGTTCCAACCGCGTCGGCTCAACTCGCCCGCTAAACGTCCATATCCCAGTGACCGACATCGAGCGCCCGATGGTTGAGAACGTGCTTCGTAAGGCACGTCGCGTCGAGGCCGACACCCGAGAGCAGGAGGAAATGTTTCATGACTCTTCTACCAACTGACCAGAAATACGCCGTTCATCACGGCGACTGCATCCCGCACATGCTGGAAGAAATGCCGCCGCAGTCGGTGGACTTCTCAGTCTTTTCGCCGCCGTTCCCCAGCCTGTTCTCGTACACCTCGAAGGCCGAGGACATCGGCAACAGCGAGAACATGAAAGGCGAAGCCAAGATACACCTGTCCTACTTCTTTCGCGGGCTGGCCCGCGTGCTGAAGCCGGGCCGGGCTGTCGTGGTGCACGTCATGCAGATCCCGAGGCTCAAGCGTTCCGGCGAAGTCGGGCTGCACGACTACCGTGGGCTCAACATCCGCCTCGGCGAGCGTGCCGGGCTTGTCTACGAATACGACTGGGTGGTGCGGAAGAATCCGCAGGCACAGGCAATCCGCACTCGCAGCCGTGAGTTGCAGTTCGCCGGCCTGGAGAGCGACAGGGCGAAGCAGCGTGGCTGCCTGCCCGACTACCTCATCAAGTTCCGTGCGCCGGGCGAGAACGAAGTAGCCATCGACTCCGATGGTGACGTCTCACGCAACGAGTGGATTGACTGGGCCGAATGCTGCTGGAGCGACATCCGCGAGACGAACACGCTGAACGTGAAAGAGGCTCGCAGCGAGGAAGACACCAAGCACATCTGCCCGCTACAGCTGGATGTCATTGACAGGCTCGTCAGGCTCTACAGCAATCCCGGCGAGGTGGTTTTCAGCCCGTTCACCGGCATCGGCAGCGAGGGGTACGTGTCGCTGCAGCAGGGACGCCGCTTCTACGGCTGCGAACTGAAGCCCGAGTACCACGCTCAGGCATTGAAGAATCTGGCGAAGGCAGAGCGGACGCACCAAGCGAACAGCAGGACGCTGTTTGATGCACCGGAGGCAGTGGCATGAGCGTCGTGACGCTTGACGCATGACGCACAGTAACACGGTTGGAACATCACGACACTCAAGGAGGATGGCATGACGCAGGTATGGGATGACATCAAGATTGATGAAGGCTTTGCTGCAATGCTTGAGCCGCTGTCGGCTGAGGAGCGGCAGCATCTTGAAGAGCTAATCGTTGAGCACGGCGGCGCACGCGACCCGCTCGTTGTGTGGGCCAAGGCCGGCACGCTTACCCTCATCGACGGGCACAACCGCTACGAAATCTGCACGCGGCTCGGGCTTCCATTCGACATACACGAACTGCGATTTAAGAACAGATCCGATGTCGAGGACTGGATCGACAAGAATCAGCTTGGCAGGCGGAACCTTGATGAACGGCACAAGAGCCTACTGCGTGGTCGGCGGTACAACAGGACGAAGAAGGAGCACGGCGGCAAGCGTGAGCCAAGTGCTCAAAATGAGCACTTGAGAACAGCCGAGGCACTTGCGACCGAGCACGGCGTAAGCCAGGCCACCATCCGCAGGGACGGCGAATTCGCGGAGGCTGTCGAGACGCTTGGCATTGAGCGTGAAATCGTTGCTGGTGAGATCGACGCACCTAAGCACGAGATTGTAGCGGCTGCGAAGGCGTTGCCAGATCAACCAACGGATGAGCAGGTTGCTGAAGCCGTCGAGGCCGTGAAGACTCGCCCGCACGTCGCCAACAACAGCGGCGACAACGAGTGGTACACGCCGAAGGAATACATCGAAGCCGCCCGCCAGGTGCTCGACGAGATTGACTTAGATCCTGCGTCCAATCCTTTGGCAAACGACATCGTGCAGGCGGCGACTTTCTACACGGCTGAAGACAGCGGGCTCGAAAAGGACTGGTACGGCACGGTGTGGATGAACCCGCCGTATGAGTCCGGGCTCATCGGCCAGTTTGCCGAAAAGCTGTGCGACTCCTACGCGAGCGGCAACGTCACCAGTGCCATCGTGCTGGTGAATAACGCCACCGAAACGAGGTGGTTTCAGTCGATTGCCGAGCAGGCGTCTGCCGCGTGTTTTCCGAAGGGCCGCGTGAAGTTTTGGCATCCGCGAAAGGTCGCAGTGCCACTTCAAGGCCAAGCAATTCTGTATCTCGGCCCGAATCCTGACGAGTTCGCTCGTGCGTTCTCGCAGTTTGGGTTTTGCATGGAGGTTACGTCATGAACAGTTTTACGGCTGGTGGCATTCGCTGTCCCGAGGCATACGCGCAAGGCAAGATGCTCGACCACAGTTGGTGGGCAGGAAAGATGCGTGGCAGGATCACGCCGAGCGACATCGACATGCTGGTCGAGTCATACGGTTCTGCGTTGTTTTGCGAACTCAGTCGAGACCACGAATGTCTTGAAGAGCTTGCCACGGGGCAGCGGATTCTTCTTCAGACGCTTGCGCGGCTCAATGGCACGCACTGCGTTGCGTTGCTGCGACACGGACTGTTCTCGATGTCGAAGCCGATCGACACGGCCAACGACATCATTTCAGCGACCATCTACTTCGACTTAGGGACTAAGAACGTCGTTCTTGATGGCAGCGAATGGCGCGAGTTCGCGGTGGCTTGGACATTTAACGCCAAGCAGGCGATTGACAGTGTTCTGCGGCCCAAGATTGCTGAGTGAAAGGAGTGCCAAGGATGGCCGGTAGCTGGATCAAGTTCCGCCACGACCTAATCGACGCACCGGAGATCCGGCGGCTATCGAAGGCGTGCGACGTCACCCGTGACGACGTCTACGGGAAGCTGTTCAGGCTGTGGTCGTGGTTTGACCGCCACAGCCACAACGGAGCCGTCGCCGGCGAGTCTGGCGAACTGGTGGATGAGATTGTTGGGCATTCTGGGTTCGCTGCGGCGCTTGTCAGCGTCGGGTGGCTGTGCGACGACCAAGACGGGATTGTCATCCCGAATTGGGAGCGGCACAACTCGGAAACTGCCAAAGAAAGGGCGTTAGATGCCGCTAGAAAGGCACTTTCGAGAATGTCCGGGTCCGACCCGGACACACCCGAAACACCCTGTCCGGCAACTACCCGGACCAGACTAGACAAGACTAGAGGAGATAATCCTCCTCCTCCTCCGCGAGGCGCTTCGCTGCCGGAAGGCAGGAAGGCACTCAAGGCGGCGTGGGCCGCTGCCGCTGCCGCTGGGCACGTACAGCCTTGGAATGCGTCTGGGATGCCAGACAAGACAGACGAGCGTCTCGGTGAGCCTGGATGGCTCGAAGACGCCTTGCAGGCGATCCAGCGGCTTCACAGGTGCCGGTATTTCGACAACGGGAAGCCGACGCTGATCCAGCTGTGCGTCAGTGGCTTCGTGTCCAAGGTGCTCGGCGGTCAGTACGACGAGCCGAAGCCGGCGAAGAAGCAGCGTTCCGGCGACATGCAGCAAGAAAAACTCCCGCCGCGCGGCTTCACGGGTGAGGCGGCAGATGCTTTCGAGCGTACACGGCGTGCGCTTGCCAAGAGTGCGACAACCTAACGGAAAGGATTCCGACAGATGACAACGACGATTGACGCCCCAACATTGACGGCAAGGCAACTGGACATCCTGCAATGGATTGCCGGTTTCATCGACACACACGGCTACCCGCCCACCTATAGGCAGGTCGGTTGCCACTACGGATGGCGAAGCCCTGGTGCTGCCATGTCCACGCACTTGGCGGCGATGCAACGCAAAGGCGTTGTTACACGCGAGCCCGGGCAGGCTCGCACGCTGCAACTTACGCCGCTTGGCATGGCGCTGATCGGCGGTGAAGCATGAGCTACATCCACCTTCCGCCACCGTCCGACGTCGTTCAGGCGCTCATGGATCGTGCGTGGGACGACGACGTGTCGGACGACGACCGGATTCTGATGGAGACGGCAGCGAAGACGCTGGAGGTCACGCTGGATAGGTGCATCAGGCTCGCCAGCGTCATCGAGCGGACGGAGGTGGGGCTGTGACCACCGACCTCTTCACCCTCGTCGGCATTGGTTCGATTTTGCACGCCGTGACGTTCACGGTGGGCGTGTTAGTGGGTATTTCTCTGCGAAAGGATTCCAGACATGACAGCAACGAAGGAACGAAAGAAGACACGGGCTGGTGGCATCAGCCTGTCAGCACCGGAACTCAAGGCGGCGCTCAACGCCGTAGGCCAGGCGGTGACCAACAGGTCTCCTAGACCGATCTACCACAGCGTGCTGTTGTCAGGGTCGGTGCTCACGGGCGGTGACGGCGACATCAGGATCGACGTGATGCTGGAAAATACCCCCCCGGGGGTCAATTTCCTGCTGCCGAAGGATCGTTTTTCCGCCATCCTCGGCAGTTTTTCCGGCGACGAGATCACGATCACGCCTGACGATAGTTCGTGCGTGCTCAAGGCTGGGCGTGGCGAGTGGACGCTGCCAACGGAGGACGCCAGCGAGTATCCGGCGTGGGATGTCGTCGATGCGAAGCCGTTGACACGTCTCCCGGTCGATCAGTTCTGCCGTGCGGTGAAAGGCGTGGTCTTCGCCGTGGATGACGAGTCGAGCCGCTACGCACTCGGTGCCGTGCTCGTGGAAGTGAAGGGTGAGAACGTGACGTTCGTCGCCACAGACGGTCGCCGGCTCTCGTGCGTGACGTGTGAGCACGACCTGGCGGTCGATGACTCGCAGACG